ATATTATTATATGCGAGTATCTTATCAAAGCCATCTATTAAAAGTTTCTGAAAAGGTCTGATAACAAGGTTATCCATCAATGTTGATGCAGTCTTTAACTCGTCTGCGTTATTTCCCAATCCTGAGTTGTCTTTGATCCCCAAAAGCATTGGAGAAACCACCCTGTGGGCCACCATAATCTTTTTCATACTTTCCTCTGACAAAAACTCATATTGGTTATGTGCGTCTGAAAGTTGAACAGGTTGAATTTCTGCGGCTGAATCTTTATCATCTGAAAAGTTTAGGATAAATCTACCTGCGTTTGAACTGCCTCCCCATTTCTGTTGTATGCTGCTTTCTATTCTACGTCTTGTCTCCTCATCAGGTATTCCATTTGAAAAGTTTATAAGCATTGACGGTGCTAATCCATTCTGAATGTTGTTTAAGTGAAAGTTTGAAACCTCTCCTTCCAACTCTGCATATTGTAGGCCTCCTTGATAGTCCACAGGCGAGTAGTAATAATATCCTGCTGCGTATGGATTAATATACAAAATCTCAATAGCCTCATTACTTGTGCCAAATGCAGGTATTCTTTGCAACTCCTCGTTTGGCTTTATGTTTTCCCAATCAGAGGAATAATAAAATCCTTCAATATCTCCATCTTCATTGCACTTTTCCATAGCCAAAGTCTCAACCGGAATATGAGCTACCTGAGCAACTGTTTTTCTGTCTTTAGAGTAGATCACTTGAATAGCACATTGGCCTGCCAACTTTAAATCGTATGCAAACTTTCTTACACAATCATCTGTAAACAAAGTAATCATCTTAGCGTATTCCTCAGGTTTTTTATTAGAGTCTGTTGCTCCTAAACCTCTACCGAAAATCATTTGACTAATTCCGTTTATAATAGCGTTGTTAGTTGGAGACTCTGTGTATCTGTCAATCAAATATTGAAAGTAGCTATTCTTGTCTCCATAGGTAACGTAATCCTTGTTCTTTACAACCTTAATATCAGGACTGTTATAAGTGCTTAGATTAACTATGCTAATTTTACTTTTTCCTTTTTTCTTCATTAGTCTATAATTATGAATTTATTTTCATTCCCTCCTGTGTTATGTTCCGTATAAGAACCTAAGTTAGGTTTGTAAATGTCATTTTCTTTTTGGTTTATTTCCTGTGCTGTGCAAAATATAGTCTCTCTGTATGCAGGTCTGTATTTAAGGTTTCCAAAGCCTCCGTATTCCTCTATGTATTCAAAGTCATAGTACCTGCCCTCAACCATTTTAAATGTATTCTTAATGGCGTTATCTGTCAAGGCTATTACAAGCTCGTTACCCACAACAGAAACCGAACTAATAACGCTTGTGCCTGAGCTACCTGAGGTATAAGAATATGTGTACTCCTTATTCAGGTCTCTATCCCTTACTCTAAGGTTAAACCTAAACTGTTGAAAGACTCTTGGTATAATCTTTATAGTTTGATCTCCTGTTGGTTTCAGTATCTTCATACTTATATAACTTAAAAAAATGTAAACTTGGCCAAAAAAAAAGCACCCTGTAAAGAGTGCCTTAAAAATTATATTTTTTGTCTGTTAAGCGATTGTGATTCCTACTGCCGATAAAATAGAAGTTGCACTTCCTGTTCCGCCTGAACTATCAACAATTGCAGCAGGCTCTTTTTCAATTGCTGAGAATGTCAAGCTATATCCTGACTTATCTGCCATAGCTGCTCCTCTTGAAATTGTACCTCCTGTTACATCACAACCTCTATCCAATCCTGCAAAAAAGAAATTATTGTTGTTGTCTTCTACAATGATTCTTGGACGTCCCTTTGCTAAAAGAGCAATTTTCTCTGATGTCGCTGCGTCAATCGTGTTCAAGTTCAATGTTAATACTTGGTCATAAAACGTAGTTCCATTATCTCTACTTGATGTTACAGTTTCCTCGAAGGTACTGCCATTAAGTAATTCGAATTTATATCCTGTTGATGCAGTAAACGCTGTTAATTCCCCTGAGGCAATTGTATAAGTCGCTGCTGCATTATAGTTAATGATATATACGTTTCGTAACCCTCCTAAATTTGTAGCACATTGTGCCAATCTTCCTGCTGTTATATTACAAGCCATTTTTTATACTTTTAAGGGTTAAACTGTTGGTGCTATTTGTGAGGCTGAGACTACAATATTCAAAGCTGCCAAAACTGATGTCGATGTACCTGTACTTACTTTATAAGGTACTCTTTCCTGTCCTGCCAATGTCAATGTAATACCATTCAAGTCTGCTGCTGCTTGTCCTGAACTCAACACTCCGTTATTAGTCATACCATTATAAACTCCAAAAAAGTAAAATATATCCAAATTTCTGTCCTTTACAAAGGCTATTGTTTTTTCACTCATCAATTCGTTGTACTGAACTGAACTCGATGCATCTAAACCTTTCAATGTAACTGTGATTGATTGGTCAAATACTTTTCCTGCTGTTTCTTGAGAAACTGTTGAGGTGCTTTCAAATGAATTGATACCTTTTAAGTCGTACTTGTATGCTGTCAAGTTTCCTCCACCTACTTTAGTAAAGGCTAATGCTGTTAATGTATCAGTGGCTATGTTTGTCATAGCATCAAAATCAACTTCTGACCATTTTAAAAAGTATATTTCATCAATACCACCAATATATTGCTTACAGGGTTCTGTACGCCCATTTGCTAAATTACAAGCCATATTATTTATGTTTTGAATAAAAAAAAGGTAGGCAAGGACTATCCCAACCTACCCATTTCTTGTTAATTATTATTTACTTATGCGTAGCGCACGATTTCAGAAAGAACTCCAATCTGAACTCCTCCTGTGAAACGCATTACCATACGAACCTGCTCAGACCCATCAATGTCAGCCATATCAATTACCTTAACGGTATTTGCATCGTTCAACAATCCTGTACCGAACATAAGGTTAGATTTACGTGCTGCGAACATATCATTTGCTCCTTGTCCGTTTGTTACAAAGATTTTAACTCCGTTGATAGACAAGTTTCCGCCTTGATACCACTGAGAACCTTTGTTGTCAGAACCTGCTGCTCCAAGACCTGCTGCACCAAATCCACCCAATGCTGTGATGTAGTGGCGTGCTACGTTTTGAGAAACATAAAGGAACAAATCTTCTTTTCCATAGACTGCTGTTGGAATAGCGTCTGTTACCTTAGTCATTTCTGTTACAACATTTGCACTTGTGATAGCGATTCCTGCAACTTTATTTCCTGCCGGTGCTGCCAATGACAAAGCTTTGAAACCTTCAAAAGAGTTTGCTCCTGCTGCTCCTGTCCAAATTTTAGTCTCCATAAATTCTGCTACCTCTGCTGATGCGTATGCAATCAAGAAGTCAGAAAATTTAGGTGGCAAGTTGTCAAATGCAGAATATCCCATCTGTACAGCTTCCCAATCGTTTCTGAACTGCTCCTTACATACGATAAGGTTTTGTTGGAACGCTTTAGGCTCAAGGATAACTTCTGTCAAAGTGATATCAGCCGTATCTGTGAACTCACAAGTTGAGTCTACGATAGATGAACCCTTAGAAAAAGATTTGATAACCTCTTTGAATTTTACATTCGGTTTAATTGTGATAGCGTTGCTATCCAATGTAACGCCTGAAAATAATGCTGCTGAGATGTACTCTCCTGCAAATTCTCCTGCGTAAGTTGTTGTTACTGTTGGTTGTGGTTGTGCCATAACTTAAAAAAATTTAATTGTTTATTATTTATTTGAAATTCTGTTCAATACTCTACTCATTGTTCCTCCTTGCTGCTTAGCAAAATTCTTTTTCTTAAGAGTCTTGTTAGCCTCAGGATTGTGTTTAAGAGGTTTAGATGCAGGCTTAGAAAGTTCTGCTTTCAACTCCTCTGACTCTTGCATTTCTTCTTCCTCCTCTTTCTTAGGATTTTTAAGGTCTTCAATCATTGCTTTGATCTCGTCAACGGCTGCACCCAATTCTTCTTTGGTTGCATATGCTGCCTCTACTTCTTCCTTAACTTCTTCCTCTTTTACTTCTTCCTCAAAGTGAGTTTCTTTTACTGTGCTTTCAACTACCTTTTTAGGGTCTTTAGTTTCTGCCTCGGCCTCAACCTCAACTTCTTCTTCTTCTGCTACTTCTTCTTCTTTAGCTGCACCAATTACTCCTTCTTCGACAACAATTAGTTTGTCTCCACCTTCCATTACGTATTCTCCAATTGGCAAAGGCACTTTCTCGTCTTCTGTTACGATAAATACAGCCTCTCCTTCTTTAAATTCTTCTGCCTCAATTACAGTTCCGTTTTCAAGTTTCATCTGTGCAAGTTTAACCTCTTTAGATTCTTCTTTACTTAGGAATGCATCAAAGCGTTTTAAAATTTCTGTTGCTTTCATATATATAAATTTATTATTTGTACTTTTTCGCTAATGAATTGAACTTAGTAATATCTGCTCTGTATTGTTCTTCTTTTCTTTGGTAATATTCTAACTGTTTTAGAGTCCTTTTAACTGAATCAGGTAATTTTACTTTTGAGCCTAAATCTTGTTCAATATTCCTAATTCTATCTAAGGCATCATATGTTTTTACTTCTAATTGTTGAAGTGCATTACTAAATGCTTTGAAGTTTGTTATTTTATCAGGAATTTCATCTACTATTCTTTCAATTTGTAAAATCGGTGCGTAAGCATCAGAAATTTCATTATCCAAGGCATTGTCAAGACTTTCTGTTTTTTGGTCAAGTTTTAGTAAATCATCGCCAATTTTTAACTCAATAGATTGATATTTTAATTCTGTCTTTTTGTCAAACAGTTTATTCCCGATTTTTCTTAAATTGCTCATTGTATATTTATTTAATTATTAAATACCTATTGATTTTACCTTGCTTATTGCTTGGTCAAAAGACTTTAGGTAACCTTCTATTGCCACAGATGCTGATGTGAAATTTTTATAAACAGTAGTTTCTTTTATGTCTACGCCTATTGATTTTGCAGTTTGTGTAGTTTTTTTTATTTTTGCCTCTAATTCGTTAGATAACTTTATTAACTTTCCTTCTCCTTCTGAAAACCTACTTTGCAAAATCATTAAGTCTTTTTGTGCCAAATTTCTTGCATCAAGATATATTGATTGTGCCTCAGGCCCAAAATCTTTTAATTGATCTGCTAATTCAATTTCTTGCTTTTTTAAATTTATTTCTTTTTCTGTCTTATTGTTCCACTTGCTGAGAACTTTATTTACTTCTTGCATATTATTTTAATTTTGAGATTGCTTTATATTCTACTGCTGTGTACTGATCTTCAACATTCTCGTCTTTTAAGGCTGTCAATGCTGCGTTTCGAGTTGCAACTGTGTCGTTGTAGACCTTAATGCTTTCGTTGTTAATACCTTTAATCTCCTGAAACTTAGAAACAATTTGTTCAATCTGTGGTGCAAGTATTTCTAATACTGCTGTGCTTGAAATTAGGTTGAGTAATTCCTTTTCTTTGTCAAAATCTTGTTTTGCCATAATCTTATAACTTTATATTTAACTTAATTGTGCGTTTAACGTGTGAGAGGCCCTATTCCCTGATTCATAAGGTAGCCTTGACAACATTTAATTGAGTAAGTGTCTGAGTCGATACATAAACAGGCCCTGTTGTCGTTTGTTGGACTTGTTCCATATCCTACTGTATTCTTGTTTTGCTTTTCCATTATCTTTTTATTTTTACACAGTTAGGTACTTTTTTACCTCCTTTGTTTTTGAATCCTTTTTGCTCATATCCGGACCAACAAGGTGCTTTCAATTCTTGATGAGTTTCACAAGGCATATAATAGACAACTCCTTCTACTTCGTGTTCGTGTGAGCCTGAACAACCCATTTCTTTAGCCTTTGTTTCTGCCTCCTCTTTAGTCTTATAGGCCTCTTTGCCATCAATTTTTTTTAAGTCAGCATCTATTTTATCTAACTTGCTAATGGCCCAATTCACTCCTGCTGAGCCTCCCCAAGCGTCCCACATAATACCTCCACAACCTTCTGAATATGGAACGTCTTTATGTTGTTGGTGTCTCTTAAATGATGCCATACGAGCAATAGTGTCTCGACTTATGTTTTCTCCTCTTGCTAATTGACCTGCTCTTGTCCAACCTACCTGAGTTCCACAGCTACTTCCGTTTTTCTTTTTCCACTCAATGGCCCTTTTAGCGTTGTTTTTGGCTCCTTGTGGATAGTCGTTGTAACTTTTCAGTTCAGACTTTTTTTTTAAGGTCTCATAAATTTCAGTAAGGACCGCCATAGCTAAATCCTCCTCGTTTTCTTTCTTCTCTGCTTTGTCTGCAAAATAGCCTTCAATGCTAAACCCTTTTACCTTGCCTGTCTTAACATAGTCATTCCAAATCTCGTCATTGTCTACCTTTACAGTCCCTGCCCAAGTTCCTTTTGGCAAGTCCATTCCATAAAGTGCTGTTTTATCTACTTTGCTGTCCTCAACGATCCAAGACTCAACTAATGTTAGTCCTTTAATGCTTTCTGCGTGTTCCAATGTAGAGTTTGACTGTTTTCCGTTCTTTAAATACATTTGAGAGGCCTTTAGCACAGTGTCTCTACTAAAATATATATAGTATTCCTTTTCTGCATCGACTCTGTAAATAGGCTTATTCGGAATAAGTAACGCACCCATA